CGCCCTTTCACGGCGGTAACAGGGGTTCGAATCCCCTATGGAGTGCCAATTTTCAAGCCACGTTCTTAGGAGCGTGGCTTTTTCATCGCCTACTGTTTCTAGCTTGCATTGCAAGATTGTATCAATAGGGTTTAAGCCTACATATTCCGCAAGCTCACCAATTAGCATATCATCTGGCACTCTACGCCCCGCCTTATAATCACCAAATCTAGTAATATACTTAATGCCTAATGCTTTAGCTAGGTTCTGTTGTGAACCTGCCTTTTCTACGGCATCATCAATTAATTTTGAAATTTTCATAAAAACCCCCTTGACTTGCTAACCAATTTTGGTTAGTATACGGCTAACCAAACTTGGTTATTTTTTAACAATTTTACTAACCAATTTTGGTTAGTTACCAAATTCGGTTACTTAGGATTATACCACACAAATATCGGTATTTGGGATAAATCCCAAAACGCTTTAACAACTATCCTCCAAACTTCCGCCAAATTTTTTTGATGATTTGGACGATAAGTGCAAAAGCTAAAATGGCAAGTGCAATAAAAGCGGATAATTTTACTAGGTTAATAGCTGGTAAATAATCAAGTTCCATAGAACTCCTGTTTTGTTGTTGGGAATTGGCATTTTGGATTTGCAAGCCTAAGTATGCTGGTAACATGGCTTAGGCAGTTGTTAATTACTGATTATAGTAGTTTTTAACTGTCTTCTCAACACTGCCAAATTTCGTTAACGGAGCGAAACATGACAAACCTATTCATAATCTACGACCATCAGTTTGATGACTCACCAGTTTGTCCCCAGTCCGTTTCTTGCGACACCCCGACCAATGAGTCAGGCTCGCAAGATGGGGGCTACCCTTTTTCCGCCTGTTCGCACAACCCCCAAGGGGTTGGGGCGGATTTTTTTACACCCGCTCGCATGGGGACTAACCCATGACAGATGTAAGCGTCTAAGTGATTATCTCCGTATTTGATGACCACGATAAAAAAGTAACACGTTACGCACTGTTTGACCATAAGCACCTTGATTTTGCCCTAAGCATTAAAGACAAGGACAATTTGGTGAGATTTCTAGAAATCTTTGGCAGTGAGACAACCGATAGCCCGATTTATTTGTAGCACGAATCACAAAAGGACTTGCCATTATCCTACCCAGTTAAAAAATTAAAAAACCAATAATAACGGATTGAACGGATAGGGAATTATCCACATTCCGCCCACTTATCCACAATTTTGTCCACCCCGTAAGGGGCTTGCAGGGTTATCCACATGAAGACCGCCCAGCAACCAATGACAAGTTACGGACAGACTAACGGCGGTCGATTGTGGACAACCCTGTGGGCAATAATTGTGGGTAAGTGATTAGGCGGATTGTGGATAAACCCGCATCCGTTCAAGCCCAAAAGCCCAAACCTAGGACAGACCCCCGATAATTTGTTACCCACTAAGCAATGGGGGAGCCGTATTGTAACACGGCGTAAACAAATTTCCCCACTTGCAGTGGCTCACAGTTAAACAAGATATAACCCGATTAAGGTGATTTATGCGAACTAAATCCAATACCCTTTTTGAAAAGGCGAACAGGCTCGCCAACGAAGTTTATTTGGACGAATCAGGCAAGCCCAAACAGCAGATGGCAAGACTGCCCGTAAAGGGCGAATATGTCATCATTGACTTTTTAAACATGACTGTGTCGGTGGACACATTCATCAAGCCCGAAATTGAGAAGTTCGGCGAAGATGTCCGCACCCTTACAGATGAGATAGAGTTTAAAGAAGTCATCCTTGACCGTATTCAGTACGAAGTACGCAAACTTTTTGGCGACAGGTTCAAGTTAACCCCCAAAGGCTCGGGCATTCACGGATTCAGGGATTGTTATATAGTGCTGTCGGAACAAGGCGACGTGCTTTTAAACGTTGGAATGGGCGGAGCAAGCCAAAACCACAAGGTTTTGTTCTCACTCACGGGCATGGGTTGCCACTTTGCACAAAAGGGGTGGGAAACAAAGGTATATGAGTTTTTAGCCCATACCGCCGTATCGGGCAAAATCTCACGCATAGACTTAGCCCATGATGATTATGATGGGGCATACTCGGATTTTGATTGGGCAAACGAACAAGAGAGCCTAGACCGCTTTGTATTGCCAAAGGCTCGTAACCGCCCTGCCTGTGTGATACATGGGGAATATAAGCACAACGACCCCAATGGCAAGGGGCTAACGCTTAATATCGGTAGCCGTACCAATGGCAAGTGTGCCAGATGTTACGAAAAGGGCAAACAGCTTGGCGACAAGGATTCGCCGTGGTTTCGCTCTGAAATTGAAGTACATGCAACCACGTTACGTGAAATACCGTTTGATGTGCTGTTAAAGCCAACTGAGTATTACTGCGGTGCATACCCCTATTGTGACGACTTGGTACAGCTCGCAAAAAAGCATAAGGCAGACAAATCAAGCATTCCATGCAACCGTTTTACCACGCTTGAGAAGTCTGCCAAAATTAGCTTGTTCAAAGTAAAAGAGATTTTTAAGCACCAGTTTGGCAAGCACCTAAAAGTGTTTTTGGAAATTTTTGAATCTGGGCAATTATACGATACCCAAAAAGTATGTGACATGCTAGTCACGGACAAAAAAGAAGACTACTACCCAAAAAGACTTCGTTTACCGTCCCATTATTTTTCGTTGTCAGACAAAGACAAGTTAAAAGCTATTAACGAGTTTGAAAAAGAATACGTAGAAAATACTTACTATCAGTCAATTAAAAAACGTCAAGCACAAAAGCAGTTGCAACGTGAACAGAAGTTAAGACGTGATGAAGACGAAGTAATGAATTATTTTGTATCAACATTAACAAACAAAACCCAATGTTTTTACACGCCAAACATTGGTCATTAGTAATAGGCGTAAAGGAAAAATCATGCAACAAGTAACCATTCTTGGAGTTAAACGCTCCCAAGGCACGTTAGACAACGGCAAAGCCTACAATAGCACTAAAATTTATGTGCAAACCAAAATGAAAGAGACCATTGACCAAGCAGGATTCGGCGTGGCTGAATACGCTTGGGGCGATAGTTCAAACTTTGAAAAAATCAACAAACTATCATTTCCATTCTTGGCAAACATTGACTTAGAAACCGTTACCAACGGCAAAACCGTCCAACTGGTCGTAAATGATGTTGTACCAATCACAAATTTAAACGACAAGTCAAAGATTGTCTAACAAAGGATTTTTGCAGTCATGACTGAACAAGTTTATGTTTGTGCTGAACTTGGTACAACAATGCTCGGCGGTACAGACTGTAAAAAGTGGGTCGCCTATCAAACCAAGCCTGATTTTATACCTTTAACCCAAAGTCAGGTCTATGAGATAGGTGGTATTTTAGTATTGTTTTTTTCCGCCATTGTTATTTATATGATGTTAGTCAAGGCGATAAAAACAGCATAAAAGGACTGTTCTATGAACATTCAAGATTTAAAACAAACCGTGGCTTACAAAGCCAAACAGTACAAAGGTACTGCCAAATACTTGGCAACAAACAAAGCAACAATCACAACCGCAGTAGTCGCTGGCACAATGCTACTAGCCCCCGAAGCCATGGCAAATGACGGTACTTCTGACTTAACTGGGCTTGATTTATCTGACTTATCAGATAAAGCTGTCAAATACATGAGAGAAGGTGGTAAGGCTGCCTTTGGTGTCCTTGGTATCGGTCTAACTGTTGTCGGTGGCTTTAAGGGTTATACCATGCTTAAAGGTGGTGTCCGTCGTGCTTAATAGCACCAATCCACTAAATAATTACACTAACGGACGTGTAATTATTCCATATATCAACAAAACATTATGAACGCTACCCTACTACATTTCATGCCATTTCTAATGGTCATCATCGCCCTAATTGTCGTTGCATACTCACTACGTTAAATACCTATTGCAAAAACAATTTAAAATCGTTAGAATTTAATTTTTTGCAATAGGTTTTTATTATGGATAAGATTGATTTTTTATTTTATTTATTTTTTGCTTTTTTCTTTTTGCTTTGTCACTTTTTATATTCTACTTTTATGGCTTATAAAGCATTAAATAATTTAGAAAATGAAGAATATGATTTACTAAAAGAGAATTTGGAAAAAATAGCTTATTTTTGGTTTGCTTTTATAATCTATTCTCTTCTTGGTTGTTTTATTTACTTTCTTTTTGATTTAATTTTATTGAGATAAAAAAATGCGTATCATGCCCATCACTTTATCGGTCTTAATGATTTTTACCCCTGCTTATAGTGCTTATGCGTCCATGCTTCCAGCTAAGGGGCAAATAGTACAAATCGGCAAAAAAGGCGGGGCATTAATCAAGACTGGGGCGGGTTTTGCCAAAAAAATTGCTACTCCTGTCGGTGCCACCGTTACTGCTGGTACTTTTGCTTGGGATTGGTGCAAAAAAAACCAAAAAAAATGCAAAGACAAAATCGGCGACGCTTACGAGATTATCTGCGATGTAACCAGTTGCGATGTTGAACGCAAAGACGACTCAGACGGTCAGTGTGTTGCTCGCTTTGGCGATGATAAACAAACGCTAAGCGCTTTTCTATCTTCGCAAAAAAGAACAGTAACACAAGGAGGTATTACTACACAATACATCCCAGTAGATGACGCTTATGAAGTTCTCGAAAAAAGGGCTAAAAGTGCTATATCATCATCAAATAAAGGCTATAAAGATTGGGTTTATTATCATGGACAATTTGGTATGAATACAAAGTCAACTTATGCAGAAACAGGAGCACACTTATACTCTGGCGGAGCTCAATATTATGTACAAGTATGGGTTAAATGCGGTGGTTTAGACGATGACGACAGAAAAATATCTGACAAAGAATTAACTGATTTAGCCAAAAAAATCGCTGAAAAAATGGACGATGACGACATCAAAAACTACTATAACACAAAGTATGACGATATCATCATTAATAACAATCATTATTACGGTGATGAAATTAACAAAGAAACGAACATAGACAAGTATTGTGAGTCTAACGCTTGTAATGAAATCTCCAAAGAAATTGAGCAAGATATCAAAGATAAAAAATATGACATTGACGACGTTAACGAAAGAAACTGCACAATTGAACAATCAACGGGCAAGTACATAGCTTGTAACATGACAATCAAAAATGAAGAAGAAGACAACTCAAACAAAGAAGGCGATACAACTAACAAAGATACTGTAACTAAAAAAGAAGATGAAGAAGACCCTTACAAGTGTGGCACAACCGACTTAACAAAAAAAATTTGTAGCTTCTTAGATTGGTCAAAAAGCGGTGATTATGATGATGAAGACGATAAGGTAAAGATTAAAGAAGATAAAGAAGACAAGCCCAACACCAAAGTAGAATTTACAGGCACCTGCCCCGCTCCGTATGAAATAGATATCTCATTGGACGCTGGTTTTATGGGGACGATTGATTATGACTTTGTATTGCTAGATACCCCCAAATTATGTGCATTCTTGGATGACTGGGTAGAACCTATTGTTTATGTTTTAGGACCATTACACGCAATTTATATTTTAGGGGGTAATAGAGAAAATGTTTGAAACATTACATGATTTGTTAGATTCTTTTGCATCAGGTTTTATCAAAAGGGCTTTGATTGGTGCTGGCTTAACGCTTGGCACCAGTGGCACCATGATGATTGTTTTGAACAAAATCATTGAAAACATGCAAGATGCCGTAACCAGACTTCCACCCCTTGCCGTCGCCTTAGCTGACATTGCCGCCTTGGATTACTACGTTAGTTGCGTGCTTGGGGCAATCGTTACCAAATATGCCTATTCAGGCTCACAACTCACCCTGCAAAGACTCAAGGACTAAAAGGCGTTGGCTAGGAAGAATGACGACGCCAACGCCGACAATAATTTTTATCGGACAAAATTATGATATACCTAATCACTGGCAACCCAGGGGCGAAAAAAACCGCCTTTTGCGTTGCAACACTCCTAAAAATAGAAAACGAAAATAAAGTTAATATCCCTAAAAATGCCAAAATTTATGCCCATAATTTAGACGTGCTTAACCAAAAAGACATGTTAAATGAATTAACATATCTTACCAAAGAAGTAGGCACTGGCAACACACTAAGAAATGAAATTGAAGTTTTAGACAAAGATTATTATTCATTCTTAGCTAATGATGATTTTGACCACTTACGCCCAGACTACTATTTTAAGCGTAGCACGGATTTTAATAACACTATTGAACGCATTCAAGAGTTACATGGTGATTTGGGGTTACAGTATTTTTATCCAGTTCGTACCATTTACACCAATATCCGAGCTTTAAAAATTGACTATGTAAGAGACTTAGAAGAAGACTGGCGAAAATGCCCAGATGGCTCTGTTGTTGTCATTGATGAAATACAGTTGGTTTACCCTTATCGAGATACCAAAGATAAATCACACCCCGTTGTACAAGAGTTATCTGTACATCGTCATCGGGGCTTTGATTTTTACTTTATTACTCAATCGGCTGGCAATCTGCATGTACTCATCAAAGACCTTGTACATGCCCATTATCACGTTACTAACCCTTTTGGCTGGCAATCTAAAATTTATCAGTATGGCAACTTTGAATCAAACCCTAATGCCATGACAGTTAGGTTACGGGCGGAAAACTCATTTACTTTCAATCCCCCTGTGAGCATTTTTAAGCTCTACAAATCAACCACGATTAACACCGCTAAGGCACGTTTACCCATTAAGCGTTTGCTTATTATTGGGTCGTTTTTCTTTGGCGGTTTATGTCTTGCTTTATATGCTCTGTTTAGCGTTGGTGGCACTAATCCAGCCGATGAGCTTGAAAAACAAAAACCAACTGAAAATCAAGAATTGATAGCTAACCCCATTGCCCCTGATTCCACGTTAGAAACAGACAATAACCCCAATCAGCCTCGTGAGAATGAACGCATTATTATCAAGCCACAAACCATAGAAGAGAAGACAGCGAAGTATTTAAATGATTTTCATGTAGAATTTAACCATGACAACATCCGCCCCGCCCAAGTAGTCACCAATGGCAAAAAGTGCATGGCTTTTAATAAATATGGTGACAAGCTTAATGTTACACAAGTGCAATGCCTGGATTTGTCCATGGGTGCCATGCCAAAAGCCAAACAGTTTACAAATAACACCACTGCAACGGCACAACCAACGCAAGCAGAACCAACAGCAGACGAGCAACAAACCCCACAGCAACAGCAAACAACACAAGGAATCACAAGTACCGAAGAGTATTTATTTGCTGATAAATCAAAGACAGAACCTATTTTTAATCCATCTTAATCAGCTCTTGACTTATACCCCAATGGGGTATATAATATCATCAAATTAGGAGCTACAAATGCAGTTATTGACCTTTATTGAAACCAGTATTTTTACAAAAGCCATTAAAGAATTATTTGATGATGATGAATATCGCAAGATTCAAAATGAGCTGTTAAATGACCCACAAAAAGGGGATTTAATCCAAGGTACTGGCGGACTTAGAAAGATTCGTTTTGGTCGTAACAGTGGCAAGAGTAGCGGTGTTAGAATCTTATATTATTATACAGATGAATTTGGTCGCATCTATCTGTTTGCGGTTTATCCAAAATCCGTCAAAGATAATATTACTAATGCTGAAAAAACGGTTTTTAAAACCCTTATCACCATGCTAAAACAGGAGCTTAAAAATGGATAAGCAGTTATTTGATGATATTGTTGCTTCTATGAATGAAGCCATTGCCATTACAAAGGGCGAAGTAGTCCCAAGTCGTACATTCACTTATGAACGCCCAAACATCAAAGATATTCGGGCAAAAACAGGGCTATCACAAACCCAGTTCGCCCAGAAGCTACACATAAGCCCTAAAACGCTTAAAAACTGGGAACAGGGCATTAGAACGCCAACAGGTCCAGCCATTACCCTAATTAGATTACTTGACAAAAACCCTGATTTAATTAGCATGGCTTAACTTATTCTGTTTTGCGGTGTAATGTCGCACCGTAAAACAGGTTAAATCATGAATCTACTTGCAATTATTGACTTCTATGTCAAAAACTCGCTTGACATGACGGGCGTAAATTATGATGACAAACTATGTCATTTTGATTTTTTTGGCGGTAAATCACTAACCATCAACACCATCACCGATTACTGTACTTATCGCACGCTCCAAGGCGTAAAAAACGCTACAATCAATCGTGAGCTTACCATTGTTCGCAGTGCCGTTAATTTCTACAACAAACACCACGATGAACAAATTAAAAATCCGCTTAATGGATTTAAGCTGTTTGAAGAAGAGTTTATACCCTGCTATCTGACGGTTAGACAATGCCAAGACCTCTTAACCCATGCCAAGGGCTACAATGGCAATGATTTACTTTACCATTTCATTAATCTATTGCTTAATACAGGTTGCAGACGTGGGGAACTTTTAAAACTTGAATGGAGAAATGTACATTTGGAACAGCGTTATTTGACTGTGCTTAACAGCCTATCAAAAAACCGTAAGACGATACATAAACCGTTAAATGATTCTGCTGTGCAATCCCTACAAGCCTTAAAACATAATAATCCTAGTGAGTGGGTATTTTATAATGAACAGACAGGGCAACGCCGTGTAACGTTCCAATCTGCTTTTAAAAAGGCGGTGGAGCGTGCTGACATTGGACAAGTACGCATACATGATTTACGCCATACTTTCGCAAGTGTGCTTGTTCAGCAAGGTACGCCCATTTATCACGTCATGCAACTGCTGGGACATTCTGACATCAAAACCACGCAAAAATACGCCCATTTGGGTAGAAACAATCTGCAAGACGTGGTAAAATCCCTGCCTAATTTTGGGTAATAGGTACTTAAAAATAAAAAACG